CCCATACAGTGCAGTATCCTTTTTCGCCAGTGTCCGGTAAATCGTGCGTCATTATGCCAACAACATATAGCGTGTTTGTTGCGCCATTTGCTAGGTATGGAGCAATCGACAACGCGCTATCGGGAACGGCTCCTGTAAAGCCTACTACCGTGCCGTTGGGGATGGTGACGCCGGTGAAGTTGGCTACGCGAGCGTAGGTTTCTAGCCCAACTTGCTGAACAACGCCGTACTCCATCCCAATATCAGCGGTTTGGTCTGTCTCGTTCCACGCCATGCGTGCCATGCGGGAAACGTGTGGTGCGGATTGATCGAAGTCGATGTAATCAGTAACAACAGAGTTGTTGTTCTCAATGACTGGGGCCGCCGCCAGCAGTTCTACTGCATTGGCGATGCGAGTGAGTTGCGCCAGTGCATCATTCGCTGTGGCCTGGGCGGTGCCGGCGGCAATATTGACCTCCAGCACCTCGTCCGGAGTGTACTGCGCTATATCAGCAACGGAAAACAGCAGTTCGAACTGTCTGATCTGCTGCTGGTCGGTCAAAAACTGCGCGAGTTGATCCCGCGTCAGATTGAGTTTCCGAGAGTTCGGCGCAGTGGTTGCCATGCTTTAGAACGCCAGTGCTTCTAGCTGGGCCTCAAGCCTGGCGAATGACACGTGGGCGCTACTGTCGCCCCTAAAGCGTTGGATGCGCCAGTTACGCATGTGGCCTTGCTGGAACCACGCCAGGCGCTTCTTGGTGTCCCCAGTGGTGCCTACCGAGATAAACTTGTCCTGGCTCCATGATCTGCCGTCCAGCGAGTAGCTGGTGCTGATCTGCGGGTTGCCAAGCGCTGCTAAATTTTGGACGGCAAGCTCGAGCAGGATGTATTCGCCATTCTCTTGCAGCAAAAAGAACCCGTTTTCTTGAAGCAAACCGTTGACCACCTGTGTGGCCAGGGCAACGCTTCCCGTCAATGCCACCAGTTCTAGCTTGTTGAAGATGGCGCCATTGCTCTCGTTGTAGACGATGAGCGTGCCGAATTCCCAGCGCACTTGCTGGCCCCAGTGGTGGCCGGTGTCCTGCACGAGATACCCGATGGCGCTGGACTGCGGATCGCCGACCAGCCACCTGTTGTAGCACCAGACGATGTTCCTGGCCCGGTACTGCGCGATGCCAGTGGTGGTGCTGGCTAGAACAAACCAGACCTGCTCCTGCAACTCTCGAGAGGCCGATGCGTCGTAGACCAGCGTCTGGTCTGGCAGGTGAACGTAGAGGTGTTCGTGAGCCTTGTCGTTCCTGGCCTCTAGCTTTACCGTGCTCAACTGGTCTTCGGTGTACCGCTGAAGAATGTTGTCGATCTCTTGAGTGCTGACCTTTGTTGTGGTTGCGGAGACGCCAAGATAGATGCCGGGTGCCTCGTTCCGCCCGCCGCCAAGGAAGGCCATCGCATCAACAAAAACGCAGCAGGCCTGAGTCCCGATGCAGCCCTTTTGAATCTGAGCGCCCTCGATCCTTGCGAACGGGAAAAGATCGGTGCCTATGTTGTTGAAGACCTCGACGGTGTGCCGATTGAGGGCGTAAACCTCGTTGCGAAGTTTAAGCAGCGCCACTATTGGGTCAGGGTCCGCTTCGCTTGACCCGTACTTCAGCGGGTTGACGGCGAATGGATCGTTTAGCTCTGTGACGATTAGGTACTGGCCGTCGGTGGTCATGAAGTAGCCATCGACCCAGCAGAAGTCGATCACGAAGCCCAGGTCTGGGTCTGTCACTTGCTGCAACCCTGCGGTGCTGTTCCAGTAGTACAGGCGGCCACCGGACGCGACCGCCAGGCTGGTGAAGCTGTAGTCAAAGGTCACTAGGTTGGTGGTTGGCCCGCCAACATCGCCAAGAACTGTTACCGCCCCAGCACTTGACACCGACACAAGTTTCGAGCCCATGACCCGGTAGCAGATGTTGTTCCACTCGATGCCGCCGCGGTCAACGCCTGGGCCTGTCCCATTGGCGACAATGCCATCACCTGGGCGCAGGAAGCCGTTGCTGATGCCGCTGACCTTTGGCACGGGCACCAGATTGACGGGATAGCTGGTGCGAATTTCCGGCGTGCCGTCAGTGTAAATTCCGTTCAAGATTGGAATTTGCATGGCTTACCACTTGACCTTATCGGCCCAATACGCTGCGCTCATCTTGCCCTTGGAGATGTTCTCGGCGTGCCTGGCCTTGAATGACTCTCGGCGAGCCTGGGATGCCTTTGACTCGCCCTCCATCTTCGGCGACCCGGATACGCCTTGCTGCCCGAAGCGAATGGTCTTCACTTGGTCTCCGGCCTTGGCTACGACGACATGGCTTTTTGTCGGATGCGATGGCGTGCGCTTGGGCTTGTTGTAGCCCGCGACGCCAGCCCGATCCAGTCTTGAGTCTTTGGCGCCCATGATGCCCTAGTCAAGCAGAATATACGCGCCATCCTCTTGCAGCAGGAAGAACCCATCTTCCTGCAGCAGCGCTCCGGCAATCGGCCCGCCACCGATATTCCAGAAACGGATTCGGAAGCGCAGCCGAGTCAGCGGGTACATCTCAGAAGCCCTCGCCAGGCATGACGTGTAGGGACGTGCCGGCTGCGGAGATGTACGCCATTAGGCTGTAATCGCCGGGCTTGGTGATAGTTACCTGTGCGCCTCCCGGCACCGGGTAATCTGCTGTGGTCGCGACCACCGGGGCGGTTTCACCAAAGCGGATGTAGCAGACATTTGCGCCGAGGTTGGTCAGGCAGACGGTCTGCGTGGCGCCGGTAACCGTTGCGGTGGCCGATGCCGCTCCTGGGGACACGATGACGCCACGGTTGTAGCCTGGCGAAAATGGGGCTGAGTTGTAAGGCATTGGGTTCGCTCCTGAAGATTAGCCGATGCGATACCAAGAGTTGGTCGCTTGGTAAAAACGCATGGTGAAGAACGCATTGGCGGCCAAGGTGGTCGGCGCTCCGAATGCCGCGGCAGCGCCGTTGAGCGCCAACGTGAATGCCGTGATGATCTGCGTGGTGGTCACCAGCAACTGCGTCCCGTCTGGCGTCCCGGTATTGAGCGGGAGCGTGATCGTGCCGGTGGCCAGCGTGCCGGCTGGCTGCAGCAACATCCACTGCTGCTCGCTTACCGGCGTTGGAACGGTAATGTTGAACCCAGCGCCCGGGGTGTAGAGGTTGGTGGAGACGGTAGGCGCTGCAAAGACGGTCTGAAAGTACGCCAGCAGTTGACTGACAGAGACCTTGCGAGCATCGCCGTTGTTCGGGACGTAGATCGGCAGCAGATCGCCGCCGGATATCTGACTGAGGCCTGCTAGTTGATTGATCGTCGGCATGTGTGGCCTCTTTCAGGTGTATTCGAGCGGGCCATCCTGGCCGGCCAGGGTTGGGTAGACAGGCTGCGCCAGGAATGGATTGTCGTAGACCCTCCAAGGCTTGTTACCTGCGCCAGATGGCATGGTTCCTGGCATCTGTTGCTCAATCGGCATGGCGGCCCTGGACAGGAGGGTATTGTACGTCTCCTTGGCCGTCATCTTGGTGTCCGGCATAACCTGCTTGCCGTAACTTGGGGCCAGCTTCACGCCGAGATTGGTGTAGATCGCTTCGTTGGATGAATCCGGGACGTTGGTCTGCTCGTCTAGATCGCTGTCCTGCGGGCTCGAGGGGAGCGGGTAGCCCAGGCGGATGCCGAGTGCATTCCACGATGCAATCATGGTATCGAGTCGGCGCAGAGCGCTGTCGAGCTGCTCCGGCGTGAGGTCAAAGACGTAGGACGCCAGCCCGATTTCCTCGAAGGCCTGCGTTACGAACTGGCGCTTTGTCCATCCCATTGCTCAGACTCCTGTGATTCGGTGCTGGATCAATTGTCCCAGCTTTCTGTCCGGCGTGCGACCGTCGAAGCGAATGTCTAGCTCTCGCGCTTTGAGCTCAAGCTCTTGCCGCGTTGGTGGTGCGTCATCCTTTGGGGCTGGTGCCGCCGCTTTGGTTAACTCGCGCCAGTCTAGAGGCTTTGAGGGCTTGTGCTTCTTGACTGGCTTGCGCAGCCACTTGGCCTTGATCTTAACCGGGCCGCTGGCCTTGTCGCCAGCAGCGATGATAGCCTCATCGGACGATGCAAACCAGCCGGCTGCTAGCTTGGCGTCAGCCTGCTCCTGGGTCTGCACGCCGATGATCTTGTAGGTGCCAGTGCCGCCAGGCTTTGGGATTTGCCCTGGCGACTGGTAGAGCATGGCCGGGAGTTGCATTACTTCTTGGCCTTTGCTGGGGCTTTGCCGGGCTTTCCAGCCTTCATCGCAGCAGTCCTGGCGGTAGATAGCGCAACGGCGATGGCTTGCTTCTGGGGCATCCCTGCCTTCATCTCTTTGCCGATGTTTTTAGAGATCGACTTTTCGGAGTAGCCTTTTTTTAGGGGCATGGTGTTCTTTCCTGTTTGCGTTTCTCACGGGCCAACTGCATGGATGC